TGTGGGATCCCCTGTGGAGCGCCAGCAGCAGACAACTCCGGTAGATCCAGCGACGACCAGGACTTCGCAATCAGTTGATTCACCGCGCCTGCGTCGGTGATATCAATGCCATGTTGGGAAAAGAACTCGACAGCCTCACCGCGATTTGAGAAAAGATTCGCAAGGCTCAGTGACGGCAGATTTGCCGCAGCCATAGCCACCGATGACGGCTTGCGGAGGGTGTCGTTCCAGAAATGCTGTACCTGCGAGATGATTTCGTTGATTACCTCGGAGGAATATCCGTAGCGATCAAGAATCTCTCTGACCATAGATGGCGACGTTGCATTATCAAGTGCTGCTAGCAATCCTTCTGGTGGAGGCGGTTCACCGGCCTGTTCGGCCCGATCCAGAAGAATCTGCTTGATATCTGGGATCATCCGACACCTGCCAATACGGGTGCTGTCGTTCGCGGACCGGGAAGGTTCAACATGTCATCGATGCTGTCGTTGAACTCATGTTCCAAAACCAATCGGAAGATGTAGGTGAAGTCCTCGTATCTGTTGATAAGCTGCCCGGCCAGTGTTCTCAGAGCCTCACGATAACCAAAAGTGCTTTTGGCTGTGAACAACGCGTCACGCGACAGCCCTTGGGCTTCTGTCTCTCTCATCAACCTCTCGCGTGCTTCAAGGTAAACACGAACCGCTTTCCCAGTATCTGACTGGCTCAACTCCGGGTACACCCAAGCGCCCGAGTCGTCCTTCTTGAACCACACACGCTGGATCTCATCGATCTTCTGTTCGACCGACGGGGTGACCGGGGTGCCGACATTCGGCTGCTTGTAGCCCGGATACTTCTGGATGAGGAACTGTCGCAGAGCACGGAGAACAAACGTCTTCTGGTTGGACGGCTCGTAACCCATGCGTGCGTCGATTTCGCGGCGACCCTTCTCGTACACGATCCTCCCGAGGGTGTCGTTCCGTCGGAATGCCCACTGTTCCGGGGTGAGCGGTTCGCGTGCGTCTTCTTCTAGCTGCCTGATGTACGCGTCGTAGTCGAACGATTCGTCGGTCGGGTCGTCGGGATGCGCGAAATACGCCGTGTACGGTGCGGCTTCAAACAGGGCAGCGTTGGCCCGCGCCCACTTGTCGCCCTCCTGGGTGACGGAACGTGTGCTGATGGTCACCGTCTTCGGGGTAGCGAAGATCGTCGGGTCGAGACCGTAGGTGCGCCAGAACTTGTCGAAGGCGCTCACATCGTCGCCGTCGAACTCGTCAAAGAGCATCCGCTGGTATTCGCTGGCGAGCGTCTGGAACAACCAGAGCTTGCCTTCCTTGTCTTCGGCGTGGAAGCGAAGCTGCGGGGCGGTCGGGGAGAAGAACGCAGCGAACGAACGGTACATCGCGAGTTTGGATGCGATGGCTTTTGCCCGTTTGAACATCGCTTCTTGTTCTTCGATCGTTTCGGGTTGACCCTCGTTGAGTATCAGCACTTTCTGTACATCCATGACCGTGTTCCCGAACAGCCTCTTTTGGTCGGGGTCTTGGATGCCGATTGCCGTGAGGAACCGCTGCGCCCAGCGTGGCAACGTCAGATCGAGAAGATCCTGCACGTTTTTGATGCGCTGATCCCCGAACGGAAGTACGAGGTTTCGTACCGCGTCGAACATCGGGTTGTCCCCGAACAGATGCGACGCCGCCACCTGCACCACAGGCCCGAACCCCGGTATGTAGGAACCGGCGAACAGGTTGAGTCCGGCGACAGATCCCTGCATCGAGAACCCGGCGGGTCCGGCAAGAACGTCGCTTCCGCCGCCCAGCGCCGCCTGCGGGAGACCACCGAGACCGGTCATCGGAGCGATGGCACCGCCGACGGCCCCGATCCCGGCCCCGAGGATCGCGCCCAACGGCCCGCCCCCAACCATCCCGGCACCCATCCCGACGGCACCGCCGCTGGCAGCCCGCTGCGCGAGGTTCATCGTTTCGCCGGGTTGCCTGGTGTCAGCGGCAGCGAACAGGGTGTCTGCACCGGGATAGTTGAACACTTCTTCGCCGGTCACCGGATCGATGAAGAAGAACCCCTTCCCGCTGTTGAGGGGATCGGCTTCGCGTGCCCCCTCGATGGTTTGCTGCGCCCGCCGCCAGACCTGGGGGTTCGATCCCATGATCTTCGTCCATGTGGACAGAACCTCAACAAATGCTTCCCCGAACGGGAACACGTTGCGGAGCATGTCCATCCACTGGTGCCGCTTGGTTACGTCATACAGGAGATCCTGTGTGCCCTGCAAAGCATGGGCTTTCGCCATCGTTTCAAGTTCTTCCCAAGTGGCGAAAGCGTGGGGGCTGATGACCGTACCGGCAGCCTCATCGAAGTTGGCACCCACGAAATCCCCGATGTGGCGGCGAACGGCGGTGGATTCGATCCCGTCCCACAAGGCGGTTTGGGTGCGGTGAACGTGTTCCAGGGCGGCTTCGATGTTGTCCTGAGCCTCCTGACCGACCTTCACATACCGTCGGGCGGTGGATTCCGACACCCCCAGCTTGTTGGCGATCTCGGGCATCTTCTTACCGGCACGGTGCATCTCCGCGGCGGCTTCTTGTGGTGTCCGCAGTTTCTTCCCGGCGGTGTGCCAGCGTCTCGCAGTCGAGACCGACACTTTCATCTCTTCAGCGATGTCCTCCCAGGGCACGTTCTGTTCGCGCATCTGGACGACCCGACGCTGCTGGTACTGCTTCGGCGTCCACTTTTCGCCCAGACGGACCCGCGCGGTGTCATCGAGAGCATCGACCACCGCTGCTTGTATGAACCCGCTGTCATCGAAGTGCCGCCGGTGCAGTTCGTAGAAAGCGAGTTCCGCGTCCTGGTAATCGTCAACACCCTTGGATCTGAACCCGAGATCAAGGTATTCGTCAGCGCCGGTCTCGGCCCGGTGGTACGCGAGGTCATCGAGGATCTTGGAGCCAAGGATCTCTTGGATGAGTTCTTCGTCCGTGGCGGCTCTGATCCTCTTGATCCGTGCGCCGCGGGCTGCGATCTCGGGTCTCATCCGCCCGTAGTCAGCGGCAGATTTGACTCTTTCGATCCGTCTTTTCATCCTGGCGATAACCGACGGATGCAGGTTCGCGTTGCGTGCCGCTTGGAGCATCGCAGCGTGGACTTCTTCGGACTGGAAGGGAATGGAGTCCTCCATGAACTTCCAGAGGATCTGCTTGAAGGCCGGTGACCTCGACAGCGTGTTCGTCGGTCTGGACATCAACTGCGTAAACATGTATTCCACGGCCCGGTCCCATCCCAATCCCTTGCCGTAGACCTCTTGTTCGGTGATCGCACCCTTGACTTTCGCTGGCCGGTGCTTGGCTAGGTCTTCGCCCTTGAGATCTTTCATCATGCGACGCCGCTGCTCGTAGGGGATGCGTTTCCCGACGTAGCCGAGATCCCGCCATTCGCCTGTCGCTATGTATCTTCTGATGTCTTTGTTGAGGTCATCGATGTTGTATTGGTATTGGATGCGATGAAACTGTCCTGCCTCGATGGCGTCGATGACCTCTTGGGGGAGTTCGTCGCCCAAACGAAGGTTGTCGAACCCGGCCAACACGGTTTCGCCGCTGTCGTCCATCAACCTGAGATTGGCCTTCCCGCCGTTCTTGATGACCAGCCGGGCTGCTTCGGCGTCCACCAGCGCGTATTGCGCCGCCTTGTCTGCGAGCCGTTTTGCTTCGTTGGCCCCGGCGGCTTGCCGCATCAAAGCGTTGACGAAATCCTGGCCTTTCGCTGTATCGATCCAAGCCTTCGCCGCATCAACCCCATCAGCCGCGATGATCCGCGCCAGCGGGGAACTATGCAACTGTGCAAGTTCGACCAGCCACGCTGCGTAATACAGGTTCGGGTCTTTGCCTGGATCGAGGTCAACCCATGCGTTCCTGACCCACGGGTTGCGGCTCATCCCCCAAAGCCATCCCCCCCGGTCGTTCATGGCGCTCTTGTATTCGTCAGCGAAGTGCAGCAGAACGTCTTCTTCTGTGAGGCCAGCGTCTTTCAAAGCTGCTCTCAAGGCGGCGGGGTCCAGCGAGTCGAGAGCGGCGGGGTCCAGCGAGTCGAGAGCGGAAAGCACCCGTCCCCTCGGTTCGATCCCCATCTTCACAAGGGTTCTTGTGAGCGCATTCCGACCCGGATTGGAGATCATCCAAGAGATAGCTTGGATCGGGTGACTCCAGAACGCGTCGAGACCGACGGCAGCTATCCGTAGCTGTTCTTCCCCGATAACCCGGACAGGCCAGGCGACCCGCAGGAGGGTCATGGGCTTCCAGAACTTCTGCATGTAAATGTCGAGGCCGCGCTGGATCGCGTTCTCGTTCAGTTCAAGGATCTGATCTTCGCCTCTGAGATGACTCTTGAGCCAGAAGGTCTTCAGCGCTCCATCGTATTCGGAGTAGTCCAACATTCGCCGCACCGGTGACAGCGCTTTCCGCATCTGGCGGGCGTCGGGGAGTGGGATCGCCCGTTGCAGGTATTCGTCTACAAGCTGCGGGGTGGGGAGCACCCGCCACACGCCGTCTATCAGATGCTGATATCGAGAGAGCGGGTGGAACGCTGCCCGGCCTGCGTCGTCTACGAAGTACTTGCGGATGCTGTCGTGCGTATTGAAGTTGTCTCGGATCGCCTTTGCGAGCACTTCGGGCATCCCCGCTGCTTCCAGGTCGTCTGCCACTTTGGCGAAAGCGTCTGTGGCGATGTTGTAGGCGGCGGCGTTGGAGAGAATGTCGTTGGTTTCCCTAGCCCATCGCATCAAGAAGTACGAGCGGTCCTTCGTGCTCATGTGGGCAGAGATCAGGAAGTCGTTGAGGTCACGGAACCCCTGGTCGAAGTCTACGATGTCGAGGTCTTTGTTGCCCATCTCGCGGAACAAGCGACCCCAGCCGTGAGAGTCCAATCCTGCCCTGAGTCCTGTGCGGAACCCGCCGTACCGTCCGAGAGCACCGTCGATCGCTGCTTCCGGTGCGGTACGGAGCGGCCCGGACCAGAACGGTCTTGCCATGAACGCCCCGGTTTTGGAGCCAGCCTTCCCGAAGAACTTATCGCTTGACCTGATCGGCCCGACGACCGTGGGGACGGCTCGCAGCTTCTCGCTGTCCATCAGATACCGGCGCATGACATCAGCCGACGATTTGCCGGGAAGATTCGTTGAGCGGGCTATCTGATCGAAGAACTCTTTCGGGAGATGCTTGTTTCGTTGCAGGAAAAAGTCGATGGTTTGAGCGATGTTCGTATCGTCTACTTCGTCATCGAGGAACCTGACGAACGCCCTGCCGATCGGGCTGCCGACCCATTCATCGAAGGTCGGGCCGCTGACGCTACGCCGGAACCTTTCGACCGCACCCGCGACAGCGGGGGAGAGGTTCTGGAGCCAGGTTGCCGCGGCGATTTCCTCGGCTGTCGAGAACAGCTTCCGGTTTCCCCGGATCGCCCCGATGTGTTTGAGCATCGTACCGGCGGGGTCTCCGACGACGGGGATCATCAACCGCTGCCCGGCTTTGCTGGTGACTGCCTTCGGCAACTGCTTCCCGATGAATGGGAGCTTCCCGAAGTTGGGCACCTTGGCGAAACGCATGTTCCCGATCTGGGCGGTGGCATCCAAGATCCCCGATAACAGGTTGAATGGCACCGTCCCCGGTTCCAAGAAGGCTCCCCCGGAGAGATTGTTCATGGTGATCGCGGCGAAACGGCCCGGCGAAATGCTCATGCCGTGCCATTTCATCTGTTCCTGGGAGAGCCGCGCTTCGTGGGTCATCGCATCGCCGTATTCTTCGATCTGGCGGCTGCGGACAGCTTCGGGGATGGGTGGCCCACCGTCGCGTTCCTGTTCCCACGCCTCCTTGTATTCGTCGGTCGTGGTCGATTGCGGGATGAAACCGGAACCAAGGTTGATCTCGTCCCAATTACCGCTCAGGATCTTGCCGAGCGCCCGCGCCCCATACGATGTCCCGGCCTTCTTCCAGGCTTCCATGAACCCCATCGGCGCTTCGTCGGTCCATCCGGCCATACCGACGGCGGTTTTGAAGGGCCGGGCTATGCCTTCTTCCCACATGAAGTCGAAGGCGGTGAACGCTGTCCGCACACCACCCTTGAATATCCCGAGGGTGGTGTCCCACACGTTGTCGATTCCGCCAGCTAGCGTCCCCCAGAACCCTTTGTCGTCGTCGGCTGCCTGTTTGGAGAGGTCGATGCCGAGTTGAAGCAGCCGGGGGTCGCTTGCGGGCACTTGTGCCATACCGGCGGCGGCGGTGATCTGCGGGCCGAACGTCGGGTAGTAGCGGGCGATCAGCGCGGTGTTGGCGACCATCTCCGGTGTGATCTGCTGCTGCAACGCGTCCATCTGCATCTGGACGCGTTTTAGCTGGGCGTCGAGGTGCGCTTCCAGAAACGGATCTCCGTGGAGACTCATTGCGCGATGAACCGTCCTTGCGGGGTGGCGAGCAGGCGTGCGATCTGTGGGTTCGGAGAGATGTTGTGCATGACCTGGAGCATCTGCCAGTAGTCCAATCCGGCCTGCGTCTGCATCGGGCCGGGTCCGGCACCCAGCGGAGTACCGGCGGTGATCGGTTCCGCCGGACGTTCCGTGGGACGGAACGCGGAGATGGCGGGGGCCGCAGGCGAGGTCGGGGAAGGTGCAGGAGCAGCCCCGCCTGCGGTAGCCCCACCGGCTGTCTCCAGCGGTGCCGCCTGCTGGAGATTCTTGAGTTCTTGACGCTGGCCCTGATATTGGGCCGGGAAGGATCGCACCGGCTGGGTTCGTCCCTGGGGTGTCAGGTCGGTGCGCTGCGACAGTTTGCCGGGTCCAGACACTGGTTTCCGTTGCCTAGCCATTTCTTCTCCTAGAGCCTCCCGACGGTTTGGACACCGGCACCGATCTCACCGCCCTGCTCCAGCCTGGAGAGGACCGTGGTGATGTCGGGTGGTTCCGGCCCGAACGGCATTTCGGGTTCCGGTCCTTGCAGGAACGCTTCTTCTTCCTCGCTCATTTCTTCGCCCTGCTCGGTGTAGTACTTCTGGAGGATGTCACGGAACTTGTTGGGTTCCATCATGATCTCAACGACAGCCTTCTTGGCTGCCATCTGTTTCGCCGGGTCCATTGCGGCGAGTTCCGGGTTGGCGGCGTCCGATTGGATCATCATCCAGGCGGTTTCTTCCGCTTTGCGGCCCCGGATTCGTTCGTTGACCCGGCTGATGTTCTCCAGGCCGGACAGGTTTTCCTGCATGGTTTCGTGGTCGATGATGTCGCCCTGCACCAATTGGAGGCCGGTGACGATCTTGGATGGTTCGTCCCATCCGGCCATGACCCCGTAGACGCGTCTGGTCTTGTATCGACCGTTGATGTCCTTGGAAGGGACGTAGTTCTCGGCGTATCCCTGGCCCTGACGGAACCCGACGAGCGCACGCATCTGTCCGGCGTTCCGCTTGTCGTCCCATTCCAAACGCTTGTTGTCGGCGTCCTGCAACGCCCAGCGGAGCACCTTCTGGTATTCGGTGATTTCTAGGTCAACGTCGGCCCGTAGCTGGTCGAGTCCCCTGCCGGTCACCCAGCTATTCGGTGAGATAGCGTCGTCGGTCACCGGGTAGGAGGCACCGACCCGAAGCTGCCGTTCGATCCGATCGACTCCTTGGAAGTGCTGGTATCCGAGGTTGGAGATCGGCTTTTCGACTCGGGTGCCTTGGGCGAGACGGTTCACCGCGTTGCGGCCCTTGCGGTAGGTGTCGCCTTCCAGCGACTCACCGTAGATGTTCGTTTCGGTGAACACGCTGTCTTCCAAGAAGATGTATTCCAGAATCGAGATGCGGGTCATCTGCGCCATGAGACCGATAACGTGGTCGTAGTGGCCGGTGAGCCGGTTGAACGCGAACCGCTTGGGGACGATGAATCGGTTCTGGTCGAGCGGGTTGGGGATAAAGTCCAGCAGGATTTCGTATTCGGGCACGACGATGTAGGTGCCTTCGGCGCACCAGTACTCCGCGACCATGACACCGGACCCTCCGGGGTTCGCCCAGGTGGCGGTCCCGAAGCTGCCGAGCAGCACAGCCCCGCCGGATGTCTTGGGGAGGTTCCCTCGGAGCGACCGAACGATCTCGTCTTCTTTCTCCGGGTACATGGAGATGAGCACGGGTTCGGGGACGCGCATGGTGCAGGCGAGTTCCTGCGGCTGCTGGTTGACGGTCCACGGTCCTGGGTAACAGTCGTAGGGATCGCGGAGTTCCAGATACGGGTAGCGGCTCCCGTCGTGGTCGTATCCATCCTTGACGACCCACACAGCGAACCCGTAGCCGGGGAGCCAGCGCCCCACCTGCCCGATCTGGAGTTCCAGCCTGCAACCGGAGTCGTAGCTGTCCACGATCCGTTCGCGTTTCTCGGCGTTCTCTTTCGCTGTTTTGGAGTCCTTGTATCCGTAGGGGTCGATCTTGAGGTCGGGTACACCGCCGCCGACCTTCTGTGCGAGGCGGCGCAAACCGGAGTGCATGAGCGGCGGGATCGGCATGAGATCGGACGCTTCGGATACCGAGTCGCCCAGGAGGGCGCGGATCCCGTCGATGCCTCCGTCGAGCAGGGCGCGGGTCCGAACACGCTGGGCGGCGGATTGGGAGTGCTGTTCGATGAGCCATTGGACTCGTTCCATGACCCAATCGACGTTGCGCTGCCCCATTGGTGCGGTCAAGAGATTGAGGTCAGCCAAGGCTCATCCTCCCCCAAGGTGGTTCGTTCCAGTCGGTACGTTGGAGTGCGGCGAAAGTGGGTTCGTAGTCGAACACGATCTCAGCCTCGTATTCCTTGCGCCACCGTCTGATGGCTTTCATTGGGAACCATGATGCCATGACGACATCCGACTTGTAACCATGCCGCGTGTTTCTGTTCGATGAGGCGTTCTGTGAGAAGTGGACGGCCTGGGCGGTGTACAGGTCGGTTATCACTTTCGCGGAGGGTGTCCCATAGGGGAGGTCTACCCGCCGGTATTCCTCTTTCATCCCGTTGTTGACGTTCTGGACGGTGACGGTTTCTTCAAAGAGGCGGGCCATCGCGGTGACACCGATGAACTTGTCCCACTTGTTGTGGCCGGTGTGATGCCCTTCGATGTGGATGTGGTTCTTCGATTGGAAGTCGCGTACACCCTGGTCTTGGAGGTAGCCCCGCTGGGCGGCGGTGTCTTCGACTACCCAATGGCGAAGGTTGTATTTGGCGTACCAGGCGGCGAGGATGTCCCGCCAGCCGGGGATGCCAGCACCGAGGCTGTTGTCGATGTCGATGAGGAAGTATCTGCCGGTGGACCGCTGGAACGCCCAGAGGACGGACGCCTGGTATCCGGCCATTGCGGGGTCGAGTCCGGCGACGAGTTCGCAGCCGGGTGGGATGTCTCCGACTCCGCGGCTGGACCGGCATTTGTGGAGTTCGTCGGGGTTGAAGATCATGAGACCTTCAGCCATCGCGACGTTCTGGTAGACCATCAGGAACAGGGCTTCGCCGCCGGTGATGTCGAAGGATCGTTTCTGGCCCATGAGCCACTGGTAGGTGCGTAGCTCGGGGAACAGCATGCACTCGATGTGTACGGTTTCGTCCAGGGGATCGAGGTCGCAGATGGACGAGTGGGCTTCTTCCACGATCGTTTCCCATTCGGGGTTGTCGAGCAGATGCCCGTAGAGGTCGTCGGGATGCTGGCGGGAACCGATGACGACGACGGCGGTGTGTTCCTCTTTGCGGGAGCCGGTGTCCTGCGCGAACCATTTGCGGGTGCCTTCCCGTGCTCCCGGCTGGATGGTGGAGCCGTGGTCTTCGATGTCGTCCACGATCATGAAGTCCACGTTCCGTGACAGGATGCGCCCGCCGCGCCCGATGCCCTGCATGGTGGCCCCGCCGATACCGACGACGGTTCTGGTGCCGACGGTGAATTGGCTGCGGGACCAC